CCGCCATGCGCGATCTGCAGACACTGGCCGAGTGCAAAGCATCAGGCCGCTGGCCTGCCTACAGCGATCGGATTGAACCGATCAGCCTGCCGGCATGGATGACCGGCGAGGCCGCTACACAGACCACCGAGATCGAGATGTATTGATGGAATCCACAGCACTCACCACGACCAGCTCCGGCTCGGTATTCAGCGGCATCCAAGCCTTCGAGGATGCCCAGCGTATTGCGAAGGCGCTCGCCAGCAGCACGCTGATTCCGCCACAGTTTCAAGGCCAGCAGGGTTTCGCTAACTGCTTGGTCGCGCTTGAAATCGCCAACCGGATGGGCATCTCCCCCTTCTTGGCGATGCAGCACCTGCATGTCATCCATGGCCGCCCATCGTGGAGCAGCAGCTTCATCATTGCGATGGTCAATGGCTGCGGCCGGTTTAGTCCACTGCGGTTCGAGCTGAGCGGCAGCGGCGACAGCCTGGCCTGTTACGCGATCGCCAAGGATCTTGCCAGCGGGCAGGAGCTGAAGGGACCGACCATCACGATGGCGATGGCGAAGAAGGAAGGCTGGGCGACCAAGGCAGGCAGCAAGTGGCAGTCGATGCCCGAGCTGATGATCCGTTATCGCGCCGCAGCGTTCTGGGGTCGCCTCTATGCCAGTGATTTGCTGCTTGGTATGCAGAGCCAGGAGGAGGTGGTCGACATCCAGCCGGTGACCGTGAGCGATCAGGTCGCTGATCTCAACGCCTCCATCCCCGAGCCGGCACCTACACCCGAACCTGAGAGCGATGAACTCTTCTGAGTACCTGACTGCCACCCAGCTTGCACAGCGATGGGGGTTGCACCCTGACACGCTGATGCGCTGGCGCAAAGCAGGCAAAGGTCCGGCGTATTTCCGCACGCCAGGCTTCGTGCTCTACCCATTGGCCGGGGTGGAGCAATACGAACAGGCCAACACCATTACCAACGAACAACCATGAGCTTCAAGCTAAACCTGAGCATCTTCAAGTCGACCAAGCCTGAAAGCAAGGTGGACTTCAGTGGGATGATGAACATCAAAGTGGAGGAGTTGGATGCCTTCTGCCGCTTTGTGATGAGCCAGACGCCCGATCAATACGGCAGCGTTCAGGTGCCGATCAGCGGCTGGAAGAAGACCAGCCAGAAGGGACTGGCCTATGTAAGCGCCGTGGCACAGCCACCGCGCGACTGGGTGGATCCCGGTGATGCTGCGCAGAAGCTGGCTGCGGCCACTGATGGCGTGGTGATCGACGTGAGCGACGACATGTTCTAACGCCCCATCAGTTCACATTCGAGCCGCGCGATCTCGTTGACGGCCTGCTGGAGCAGTTGTTGCTGGTAGCAGGCCTGCTTATAGAGAGCGACGGCCATGGTGCCCGCGTCTTTGCTGTTGAGCAGAGCGCGGGCATGTTTTTCGATCTCGAACTGCTGCTCTGCCGAAAGGGTGACGGCCATCCACTCACCGAACTGCATTGTGCTAGACCAGTGGGGTACATCTCACAATAGCAATGCAGTGCCCCAGGTGCTCCAGTGGTGACATCAAGGCAATGGCAACGAACAACCGCGACGCCGAGGTGACGGTGCGCAAGCGTGGCTGCAATACCTGCGGCCATGTCTGGTTCACGGTCGAGTTGCCTGTCAGCCCGGCGGTGGTCGGCTGGGGGCGGCGCGTCAAGGGGCAGAGCAAGCCAGAGCTGCGGGTGCCGGTGGAGCTGGCAGTAGGCGCCGAGGCCGTGTGAAGAACTGTCACAGGACACTATGCACCGCCGACGGGGCACGGCATTATTGACCCACGGCCACCAGGCCACTGTTCTTTACTCCAATGATCAACCGCATCAACAACGCCATCTGTCTCCTTGTCGTCGCTGCCGTGTTCGCCATGATCGGCATCGAAACCGGCAACCAAGCAGGCGCTACTCACTCCGGCACGCAGTCCTACATCGAGGTGCGCAAGTGACGCAACTAACCGCCGAACAGATTGACCAGTTGCGGCAAGAGATTTTGCACGATCCCCTGCACGATTGCTCAACGTATGGTTTATGGTTTGAGCAACAGATGAAAGAGCAAGGCACTGACGACTTGAAAATGATTGAACTGCTTGCTGCTTTGGAGCGCCGCCGTACTCACGCTTTAGTCAATCTTGCCCTTTGCAGATACGGCCACTCATGACACCCCGCCGCTTTTACTTCACGATCAAATCCGCCAACGTGATCGAGTGCGTGCAAGCGCACAGCCTGACCGAGGCCAAGCTGATCGCCGCCGATACATGGCTCCCTTGGTGGAATCAGATCGAATGGCTCAATCCTGAATCTGTCACCGATCCGAATGTCTACATCTAGCTCTCCCATCGCCTTCCAATGGCGCACCGATCCTGAGGATCAGGGCGTCTACGGCGAGGGCATCAGCAGGCCACGCAATGGTGCCCGCACTAAGGAGTATCGCCTCCTAATTTATCCCAGCGGCGCTCGGCCGATGCTCTGGATCACTCGCGCCGAGAACGTCGGTGCTGCGATCCGCTACGCCCAGAACCGCTGGCCATCCGCTGAAATCGAAGTTGCATCATGACCTCAGACCAATCCATTGTTCCCTTCCATCGTTCGTTCATCCTTGCGAAAGTCATCCACTTGGACAAGGTGAATGATCTCAGCCGATCTGAATTGGACATGCTCAACATCGAAACGCTGGCCGCACTCCAAGAAGCCAGGCACAACTACGACCTGATCGAGGACAAACAATCGGAGGAGGCCAGCGGCGAATATCGCCGGATGAAGATGGCCGGCTATTTCCAAGCAGCTATTCAGATCGCCCTGCAGAGCCGATGAACGATGCTGCCCGTGCTCGTCTCTATAGCCTGCTCGAAGGCAGCAACACCTTCAAAGCTGGCCAGGCATCAGAACGTGATCGCCTTCGCCTGCTGATCGACATCCGCATCGATCAGTTGCACAACACCTGTGGCATCAAGAACCGCGAACAGCTCTGTGCTGAACTGCTCCACCTTCGCAAGTACCTCGACGAATGACCACCACGCAACTCGACCAGCAGCGCGCCGACATGATGGAGGCGCTGTATCAACGCAGCGGCCGTCAGGAGTTGCCGTATGGCCATCCACTGCGTGGCACCCTCACCGGCCTGTGGGAGGAGTTTGCGCTCGACATCGCCGCGAACTTTCGCGACACGGACTACGCCACACTGCTCGACCGAGTGGTGAAGGCGATGGATGAAACCGAATCGGTGATGACGCAGAAGCAGGCGCAGCAGGCCATCGAGGTGTGCCGCCAGGTGCTGATGGGTGAGAAGTGGCGGTGAAGGCGCCGACCAGCACCAGCTTCAAGCCAGGCCATGTGCCCGGCAACGCTGTATTGACGCCGCAGAACGCCATCGACATCCGCAAGCTGTACGCCAGCGGCTGGACAATCAAACAGCTGGCCGCCATCTATGGGGTCAGCTTCACCCACATCCACAACATCATCACCCGCAAGAAATGGAAGAACGCAGAACAGCAGGCGACCTCGTGAACCACCCCCCGCACTATCAGGCGGGCACCATCGAGGCCATCGACTTCATCGAGTCGGTGATCGCCGATGCACCGCACATGGTCCCGGCATACCTGCAGGGGCAGGCGCTCAAGTACATGATCCGCATGTGGCTCAAGGGCAACGCGCTCGAGGATGCCCTGAAAGCGGAGTGGTATCTGAATCGACTCATTGCCAAGATGGAGTCATGCTCGAACATCTCCGCCTGAACTGGCTTGAGCGGCAAGCGCTGCGGATCCTATGCCGCAGCGAGCGCATCGGCCTGCTGGTGGTGAAGCGCCACAGCTCTCGGATGGTCTTCATCGTGCGGGATCAGAGCGATCCGATCGACATCACGCAGGCCGATGAACCGCTATCGATGCAGCTCGAGCGGTTGTATCACCAGCCGAGCTATGGAGAGGATGAATGATCAGGTTGCACGCTGGCCGATTACTGCTGGTGTGCGACCGCATCGATCGGACATGGCACGCGCGCGTGATTCTTGGTCCGAAGGCTGAGCACCAGGTCGAGGTGGACACTGGCACCAACAGCCTGCACGATGCGCTGCTGAAGGCTGAGGCAGTCTTCCAGGCGGCGGTGGCCAGCATCAGACCGGAGACGGCCAGCGTGATGTGCTGGGACTGCATCCAGTGGGAGATGAGCACACAGCGTTGCGATTTGCTGCTGCCGGAGAGCAAGCGAAGTGGCGGGCGCTACGCGGTGAGTTGCGACTTCTTCCAGCGGGCATTACCGGCGGCAGACTGATAGAGGCCGCCAGGTCGCCGTGTCAAAGCGTGAGTTCAACACGCCTATCCGTGAGCCGTGGAATGTGCTCATCCATCAATCGCTGCAGGCAATCGACCGGCATAACCGGCTTTGGTTTGACTCCGGCGATGGATGGCACCTCCAGCAGGCGCAGGTACTGCGGGACTATGTGGCGGATCTTAAAACATGGATCCATCGCGAGGAGGCACGGCAATGTTCGGACCTGAAGTGATCAGCCGGACTGATCGAGACGGCGGCTACATCGAGGTGCTGATGCCTGTGAAGGGTGAGGTGTACTACCGGAGTTGTGTCGGTGGCGTGTGCCGGTATAGCTCGGACTGGTTCCAGGCGGAGATCTACCTCAATCAGATGCTGCGGCCATGAAGTAGCCGCCGGTGGTGATCTTCGGCCTGACGTGGCTAGGCGGCATGTTGCTCGCCACCATCTGGTTGACGATGTTCTGAGTGGCTGGTGATCCACTGCACGATCGCCCATTCACCAAGCGCAGACCAGAACGGTTGAGCGCGATACCAGTCGACCCATGGCTTGTGGCCTTTCTGGCTGTTGCACATCAGGCAGCAACTGATCAGGTTCTCGCGGACCGTCAGGCCACCGTGGACCTTAGGAACGACGTGATCGAGGGTGGGACTGCGGCCGAGGGGATCGTTGCAATAGGCGCACCTATATCCCCAGCGGAGGTGGATCTGATCACGCGCCGATCGACGGGTGACCAGCCGGGTTTCGTCAATGTGGTGCTGATCCACACAGGTCCACGGGGAGGGTGAACAGCTCGATGCCCAGCTCTAGAAGGTCTTCCTCGTTGTGGACGAACTCAGCGATTTGGGAGTAAATGTCAGCCGGCAGCTCCTCGGGATCGGTTTCGGAGCGCACCAGCACCTTGGCGGTGATCTCCACGATGTACGCCCGCATGGGCGGCAGCCCCGGCTGGTTAAACGGTAGCGGGTGAGACGGGATCGGCAGATGTGACAGTTTG